AACGGGGACTGAATCGATGGTTCCCAGATGTAATCCCGTCAAAATTGATACGTGACTTGTTGAAAGGCGGAAATGATGTGGAACTGTGTCTCAAGACCGGGCAAATATCCATGTTGAAGCACATGTATAAAAACGGCTTCCGTCAACTTCGCTATAAACCGTCGTTCAACATCTGCAACCGCAACCATTACGTCATTAAGGACGCTTCTATGTGGGAAGATTATATGTCTTTACTATCTTATTTCGGCAAGGACTTGCGTAACGCGCATTATGTCTGTCCCAAGAACCTGAAAGTTGCACATGATAGGCTCTTGAAAAAGAAAACGGCAATAGAAGCCAAGTTGAGACAGGAAAGGAACCGTATAGCAGCTATCCGTAGGCGTGAAAAGCTCATGAAGGATATAGCCGGCTTCTACGAACGGATGAAAAAGTTCTTTGGGATGAAAATCACGGATGGCAACATAGTCATTTGCCCGTTGGAGAGTATAACCCAGTTTTATCAGGAAGGAAAGGCGATGCACCATTGCGTGTATAGTAATGGGTATTATAAACGGTCGGATTGTTTGATTCTGTCTGCCAAAGATACCGACGGAAAGCGTATCGAGACGATAGAGGTAAACTTGAAGACACTGGATATCGTCCAGTCTCGAGCCGTCTGCAATGGTGTAAGTGAGTATCACGACCAGATAGTAAAACTGGTGAAGAAGAATATGAACCTGATTCGTCAGAAATTGATAGCGTAAATTTACAAGGATGACTTACATTGAACTTATAAATAATTTTTGGGAATTGGATGAAGACTGGCAATTTACCTGCTGTGAAACGAGGCTTTATTTTTATTTGTTGAAAACAGCGAATCGTTTAGGCTGGGTGGATAGCTGGACGCGTAGCGATGCAAAGGTGTCGTCTGACGTGGGAGTGTCAGTCAATTCGATGAAAACAGCCCGTAATAGATTAGTTCAAGCAGGTCTGATAGAATTTAAATCGGGAGGAAATGGACAGCGGGATAAAACGAGGTATATCGTTAGGTGTCAGTTTAGGTGTCAAAATTTGATACCTAAACTACAACCTAAACATGAACCTAATCTTATACCTAACCGTGAACCTAAACCGCAACCATATATTAATAAGACTAAGATAAAGACTAAGAATATTAATATACCCTCCACACCCCCCAAGGGGGTTGACAAAGCAAAAGAAAAAGAACTTTTGGAAAAGGAGGAGGCTTTACGTGTTTTGGAAGAAGAGTTGAAGAAACGGGAGGCGGAACTGGGTGCACAATCGGACAATCCACCATCCAAACCGAAAAAGCGTCCTAATCCGTTGAACTCAGAAGCAAGGAAACTTTTCGAGGAACGCTATCAGGCTCTTTTCTCATCCAACTATTACTGGAGTGCGAAAGATGCGGGAAATATGTCTTCTTTGCTCAAGAAGTTGAAATTTCAACGGGAGAAGAAGAATTTACCTATTGACGACCAAGGCGTGTTGAATGCTTTGAAGTACTTATTGGATTCAATCACTGACGGTTGGATATTGGAAAACTTCAGTGTGACGAATATTAATTCGAAGTTTAATGAAATTGTCTCACAGATAATGGCAAGGAAACAAGAACATGGAAATACTAAACATACAGACGGAGCGAAAGCCCGTGAACAACAAACCGATAGAGAAATCATGGAATATGCCCGTAGTGCCTTCAGAAAAGACGTATTCGGTGATTCGTAGATATGGGGATGGGGAAAGCTTTGCGAAGACATTCAACCCATCTTTACAGACGATATGTGCCCAAAACATAGAACGGTCCTTTTTGGGCGATGCTCCATCATTGGCATTGCTGTCGCAAACTTATCCAAATGAGCAGGTAAACACTTGGATTATTGCCCATTTGATGGACCTATACAAATTCGCAGGGGTTAAGGAGAAGCCTTCGTTTCAGCAAGTCTTGGAACTAGCTGTGATGATACGGGTTGAATATTATTATTTTAAAGCTTCTGAACTGCTGTTGTTTTTCTTCAAGCTCAAGTCAGGGGAATATGGTACATTCTATGGTGTGGTCGACCCGATGGTGATCATGGCGGCCCTGATCGAATTCAAGGCATACCGCCGTCAGCAATTGGAAATCTACGACCGTGAGATACAGCGTAAGAAACGGGAGGAGCAATGGGCAGAATGGGAGAGGAATGCCGTTCCCTGCCCGGCACACTTGAAACTGGCGAAAGCGTTTGTGGAGGAAATACAAAATGCGGAATGAGGAATCGAAGCTCCAGCAATCCTGTATCACTTGGTTCCGGCTGCAATATCCCCGTCTGGCGAAGTTGCTGTTCGCCGTTCCGAACGGTTCTCGGCGGGATGTTGTCACTGGAGCCATCCTCAAGTGGGAGGGCGTGGTTGCCGGTGTCGCCGACTTGATTCCAAAGAAATGCTATGCCAGCCTCTGTATTGAGATAAAGTACGGCAAGAACGGGTAAAGCAACAGCCAGAAAGAATGGTAACGGCTTGCGGAGGCGGTTGGGAACAAGTATGTGTATAGATCTCTGGAGGAGTTTATGAAGCAGATGACTTTGTATTTAAGTTTTAGGACTTTAGAACTTTTGTGTGATAACGCTTGTTTGTAATAATAAAATATTCTAATTTTGCAGTCGAGAAGAAACCTATGGAATACCCTTTTGCACATAAAGAATATAAAATTTACACTAATACATTTTTGCAAAATGTATTAGTGGAGTGGTATTATACGTCTTCTGATAAAGAGATTGATATTAGTCTGTTAAAGGAGTTTTTTAAAGATAATTTTAATATAGAACTTCCATCAGAAAAAGATGATTTGTTTCCTGTCATGATTGGTTCAACAGATCAATGTGTTAATTTGTATTTTGGGAAAGATGCATTTAAACTAAGAGTGGGTATTGATGCTTATAGAGGATTTAAAAATCTAAAACAGTTTTTTGATTATGGTACTGACTTTTTAGAGATACTTCATATTAATGAAATAAAGAATGTGAAGGTACGAAAGATTAATATATGGCCTTATGAAAATGTTGGAAGTAAAAAAACGAGTAAAGATGTTCTTTTACGAAAAATATTCTCAAAAGAATTGCTAGAAGGTGATATGATACAATCTTTGAATAACGTTTCTCAATCTTTATGGGATAAGTGCTTTGATAATCAAGAACAAGCTGAGAAAATGTGTATTAAGTATGGATTTAATTCGAATTATGAAGGTTATAAAGATCTCATGATATTGGATACATATGTTAAACGTACAAGGGTTATTAGTAATAGTGATATTATTGATAATTTACTTCAAATGAATCAAGTCCTTTTTGATGCATATCATTGGAGTGTTAATCAGAAGATTATTGAAATAATGGATAAGGAGATAGTAAAATGATGAATTTTAAGTTAAAGCTAGAAAACGACTTCTTTTCCAATGAAGATAACTTGTATAAAGTTTATGCGAAAGATAAAACTGTTAGTAAAAGTGGAAAAGTCATATTAGCGTTATGTTTAACAGTTTTGTCTAGTATCTCTTCGGCAAATAATGACCATGAATTTGTATTGCAAGAACCTTTATTTAAGTCTAATGTAGTATCAAAATCCTGTATTAAAACAGAGGATGCCTTAATGGGGTATTTAAATCAGGAGACTTGTCGTGGTCATATAGAAGACAATATAGCTAAGATTAAATCATATCCTTCAAGTTGGTGGGAAAAATATGAGGCGGAAAGACCAAAACAAGTCACTTTTGATAATGTTTTTCGATTTCTTGATGTTAATAAGAATGATGTACTATTGAAGGGGGCTGAAATTTTGCCAGAACCCAATGCTACGTTGTTGATTGAATGGGATTCTAACTCTTTTATGTGTTCTCTTTATATAGGGGAAACGGAGTTTTCCTATTCTATTCTTCCTTTAAATGACTTGGAAAAACCTCTATTAGGGCAGGCTTCAATGGAAGAAGAAAAAGCTATTCTTGAATTTTTTAATCGTCTTGAAACTGTATATGCCTGATATTACAATAAGTGAAACAAATACAGATAGACGATATACGATTGAGGATGAAGAGAATGTGATAAGATTGTTATCCATTCCGAGCTGTTTAAATTCAAATGGTCGGCTGACTCCGGTTGCCTTTTCTTTATATCATAACAATGAAGATTATGTATCAATCTCTCGCTTGTTCTATTCATCAAGAGATGAGTGTATAGAATTAGGAAAAAAGATAAAAGTTTGGGCGAGTAAAGGAGATGAGTTTGCTGGTCTTGCGGAATTGAATGCAGGAAAAATAAGAAGCATATCATCTACTCAGATATTGTTGCTTTCTAAATATAAAGAAGATTTCAAGGCTCATGCTGGTATTTCATTTAAAAATGAAAATGGTGATATTTATGTGAATATAAAGAAAGGAACTCCTTCCCCTGCTTGGTTAATTCCTTTGCAACAACGGCTTTGCCTTATATCGAAGGTAGAAAAAATAGATTTGAAAAAATAATTCTTACTTCTCTCTTGCATATTTTAAAATAACTCCTCATATTTGCACCGTCCTAATTTATCAGCGTGGCGGGTGACCGCCGAACATATTTTGTGTCGGCATTTTTTATGCCCATACATGAACGTATTAATAAAGTATAACGGTTTCGTACCCCCATGATACGGCTTAATGGCCGTAACTGCCGCGCTGGTGTAGGACAATGGGACAGGCGAAACCGTTTTTGTCTATCCACTTATAACAAACAATGTTGTATTATGTCCAAACAGCGTAACATTGATTTGTCGGGGAATAATAGTACCCAACAACCAACGGCTCAACCCTCCGAAATGGGTAAGTACTCCACACTAGAACTGCAAGCCGCATTCGATGCCGGGCGTGCTCTCGGTAGAACTGAAGGTATGCTCTCTTACCAACGCCACATCATGAACCAGCTCTTTGCAGAGAATCAGAAGCTCAATCGGAAACTTCAGGAACAGAAAGGAGGCCGGTCATGAGAGAACAATATGTAAGAATACTAGTTCCCAATTATAATCCGGATCCTCTTAGCGTGAAGCAATTCTTCCAAATGCAGAGCTTTGCCAAAGACGTGCAAACCTATTTACCTTATCAAAGCACCACTTTGCTCGATTTCATGTCTATTGCCTACAACTATTGCTTGAAGACTCGGCAAAATTCGTTGGATAATATGGCCTGTTATCGTGACGACTTTAGGCACAAGGTTATGCTATTTCTGACGAAGTATTATCCTAATGGATTCAAGAAAAACAAGAAAGGTTTGTCAGATACCTGCTACAAAGAACTTTTGAAATATCGCAAGCCTCGCTTCAAACGTGATTTCCTTGGTGAGTATGAGCCAATAGAGCGCATTTGGTTTATCCTCGCGTTACGTGCCTGCCACAGCTTTTTATTGTCCGGACATCTAATCGGCGATATAAATCAATTTGCCTACAAACTTGAGAAAATAGCTTTAATGATGAAAGGAGATATCTAAGGACTAAATAGTTAATAGATATTTTATTTCTCGGAAGATGTTCTTCTATTTTGAGGAACATCTTTCTTTTCTTATATATCTTAGTTAAAATAGGATATGAAGGAACATTGTTGTATCATCTGTAACAAGAAAACAGTATCAGTAATCAATACAGAAGAAGGACCAGTTTGCTATAATTGCTACTCTGATAAAAAGAACCCTCCAAAACAAAAGCAACACCATGATAACGAAGAAGCTCGGATTCAGTCGGAGTTTTTCAGCAAGGTTCCTTTATTCTTTCCTAATTTGCCGGATCGACTTCTTTTTGCAGTCCCGAACGGTGGCAGCCGGCATAAAATAGAAGCGGCTAATATGAAGCGCCAAGGCGTTAAACGTGGAGTGGCCGATGTAATCCTTCAGATACCGAAAAAGGGATATGCTTCTCTTTGTCTAGAGTTCAAGACATCTACAGGTAAACAGTCTGCAGAGCAAAAGGAATACCAACGCCAGGTTGAGATGGCGGGTAGTAAGTATGTGATTGTTCGGAGCGTGGAACAGGCTATCCAGGTTATGCAGCAGTATCTGTTATAATTATTACATATATATATATATTGATTTTTAGGTTCTGATTATTTGTGGAAAATTTAATAAATCGTATATTTACCCGATAACATTTAAATCTAAGCAATATGGCAAAACGAAGTAATCCTATAAAAGCATTAAAAGTAAAGATTATCAATATAGTACTGTACCCCGAAGAAGCTCAAAAGACTGAGAATTATATTGAATATTTTAAGAAGATATTTGAAGATAAGATAACAGTTAACACTTATGGTGATAGATATACAAGAGTTCAAACTTATTATACAACAGATGATGGTAATGTTATTTATGGAGCATTTGCAAATGCAGCTTTTTTTGATCCAGAGGCCCCCGCTTTAGATAGTGATACAAACGAAGTGGTCCCTTCTGGTGCTGATCCTAAAAAAGGACTTGGATTAAAGACTTGGGAATATTATTTTTTCCCAGAGTACCATCGACTTGTTTTCTTAGATAAAGAAACCTCCGGTTCTCAAATACTTGATTTCTTGAATAGTGCTTTAAATCGTTTTCTGGATAAGGATGACTATCAAGTTAATACAGAAAAAGATAGAGAACTGATAGATCGAATTATTAAATCAACATCGTTGTCTAAGTTAAAGGTGGTAGTGTCCTATTCTAATAATGACAATAATAAAGGATGGAAAAAACTAATAGACGATCAGTTAAAGAGAAGTAGACCTAAAAAGGCTGTGCTTGATTTGAGTGGTTCAAAGAAAATTCCTATTGATGTAACTAGAAGTGAGATGATAACAGGTTTTGTAGAATTAAGCGCATCGAATGGATATGTAGAAGCAAGCGAAATAGATGAAAAAGGAGCTATTCATCCTATTCGGACAATAGATCATCCAATGGTAAAGGTGGTTGAGTTTATTGACAGTCCTATTTCTGCATTGAAAAAAATGATACGTTCTATTGCTGGATTTGGAGAAAAAACATCTGAATAGATGTTATATATTAAAAGAAACTGATTTATGAAGACTATTTATTATCCGGGATGGGGAGTTGTCTGGAAGATATATTCCAGAGAGAACTTAAAAAAATCTATTTGGTTACCGCTGGTTTTAACAGTAGTTTCTTTTGCTATCTGTTTCTTTTCGGGAAAAGCTTCTTTAGATTTAATAGAGTATGTTGCTTCGACAATTCTATCTGTGGGTCCAAATATGCTTGGGTTTACTTTGTCAGGCTATGCTTTAATGATGGGATTGAGCAACTCTGAGTTTGTTCGAGGATTGATTAATTTCAAGGAAGAAGGTAAAGATTATTCTTTATTTCAGTCTTTGAATACGATTTTTGCAGTTGTTTTGGGGATGATGTTTTTGACAACTATTGTAGGCGCATTTGCCTGTATTGTTGTAAAAGCAGAAATATCGCTACCTGAAGCTTGGAGCAGTTTTATAAATGCATACAATTGGGTATGTTTATTTGTTCTGATGTTTTTGATGTATTATACGATTAATGCAATAAAAGATGTTGTAATCAATATCTTTAATTTTGGTCAGTATGTGCAGGTATATGCAGAAAAAACAGAAGATGATGAGATAAATGAAAAAGGATTCGAGTAGGATCCTTTGATGTATAAGTGATTTAAACTCTTTTTGTTTTTTAATCTTTATCTATCAGAATCGCCAAAAGAAATGGCAGAATTAATGTAGAAGTAGAGGGAGGGGAGAATGACAGAATCATTCTCTCTTTTCCTATAATATATAAAAAGATATGGCTAGAGGTCGAAAAAGTTTATTTCGGGAGGAGTATATTCAACTAGCGGAGAATTATGCTTTGTTAGGAGCTACCGATGACGAATTGGCTGATTTTTTTGGTGTATCAAAGCAAACTCTTAACAAATGGAAGAAAGATTATCCAGAATTCCTTGACTCCTTAAAAAGAGGAAAGGATATTGCAGACTCTAATGTTGCTTCGAAATTGTACAACCGCGCAATCGGTTACGACTTCGAGGAAACACATACTGTCTGCAAGAATGGCTTGGTTGTAGGAGAGAAGCATATCAAGAAGCATCAGCCGGCAGATACAACAGCAGCGATATTTTGGTTGAAGAACCGGCAACCGGAGAAGTGGCGCGACCGGAAAGAGTTGCAGATTGGTAATAAGCTGGGCGATGACCTGGAGAGTATGACAGATGAAGAGTTAAGGGCTATTATCCATGGCGAAAAAGAACAATCGGGAAATATTAATACAACAGGCGAAAGCGGCAATATTACTGAGGAGACGGGAGGCGAATAATGACTTTTGGTCATATTGTCTTTACCATGATCCTAAGTTCTTTGCCAAGCGACTATTCTTGAAGAAGGTCGCTGATGCTTTTACGCGGGTGTACGAGTCATATATGGCTGGTATCATCCGCCGGCTTGCTGTGTCTATGCCTC